TGCGATACAAGCGCAGGAGTTTTGCAAGTTACTCTACCAGCAGCAAATGCCTTGGCAGGTCGTACATTTGTAATTCGCGATGGAGTGGGTTCAGCAGCTGTGAATAATATTACTATCAATGGTGGTGGTACTAACTTAGTCGGTGGGGGAGCAGCAGCAGCAACTAAGGTGTTATCTGCCGCTTATTCAGGGGCGACGGTATATTCGAATGGAACCGTATGGCTTTACGCTTATGTAGCATAAATAGGAAAATTAGATATGAATAAAAATCTTACTCAATTCAAGTCGACAATCCAAGGAATCGAAAACTATTTTTATTTTGATTCAAATTGCCCTATAGATATCGCTAAAGAATCTTTATTTGAATGTCTAAAATGGATTGGTCAGATTGAAGACGCTGCAAAATCAGTTCAACAACAAACTGAAGAATCACCAAAAGAAGAAGATCAACAAGTAATTGAAGAGGTATCCGATGACCAAGAAAATGCATGAAGAAAAACATAAGAAAGAAAAACACCCCTTAGAGCATAAGAAAGAGCAAATGATTGCAAAGACACCTTTTTTAAAAGTAAAATCTGGGAAAAAATAAGATGACAAATCTTCCATTAGATCAAAGGTTGGCTTTTGATACAGAATTATCTGTTACAGCCCCATTTACTGGGGTTTCCCAATATTTAGGAACATTAGCCAATGAGCCAGTTTTGATACTTTTCAAAAATCAATCTGATGTTTCTGTTTTTTTAGCCGATAATAACGGTTCAACTAAAGGGACGACAATGATTGCAGGAGAAGAAATCATTATGGATTGTCGATCTAATCATGGTTTGGCTGTAAATATGGGATTTCCTATAGGCACACCTTTTTTTGTCACAGGTACAGCGGGAACAGGGGCTTTTAAAGTAAGCATTTTATATGCAAAATAAAAAGGTATGATAAATGAGTCAAATTATCGTTCCTGTTAGCGGTGGAAGTCTACCTCCAGCAGTTCCAACAAGTTTTGTTACACAAGACGGTACTGCTGTTCCGGCTGCTAATATTCTTATAGTTAATGCCATAGATTCTATAGAAAATAATAATAATGGAATCATCTCAAAAGGTGGTGTTGTTGGCACAGGCACTTCAAATGAAGTTGATATTGTGATTACGAATCGATTACAGGGAGTTGTTACGACAGCTGACGCAACCCCAACATCAATAATTACATTTACTCCCACTTTGGTAGGCACATATACAATTGAAACAAGAATTGGTGCTTTTAATAGCACGGATACTCTTGGTGCTGGATATAGTCTTTTTGGCACAGCAAGATTTAATGGCGTTACTTCTACGTTATGCGGAACTGCTGACAGAATCGTTAATGAAGAAGTCGGAATGGAAACAGCTTCGGTAACTTTCACAGTTTCAGGGGCTAATATTTTAGTCAATGCCGTTGGAATAGCAGCAAAGACAATAAATTGGTCAGCAGTTGGATTATATACATATGTGGGGTAAAAATGGCTGGCTTCGAAAATGATATAGGATTTGCTAAGAATTTTGATTTTACACAATCAGATAATCAAGCTCCCGTAGAAGCAAATGGATTAGCAACTAATGGCCAGCTTTGGATTGGTACAACTGCTGTAAATGCAGGAGGAACACATGTCAACGTAGGTTCATTAAGCTCTCCTGACTCAAGTATTACATTCAGTTATTCATCACCTAATATAACGGCAGTGATTGCTGGAGGGACTACAGTCGGTAAGACAATTACTGGGAATACAGGGGGTGCGATCTCTCCAACTGGGGGTAATTGGAATATAGTTACCGCTAACTCTACTCCTCTATTTGTAGGTTCAGGATCAACGTTAACATTAGATTTTAATCTCACAAATTTAGCGCTGGGCAGTGCAATGCCTTCTATAACTAGCGCAACTTCGAACGTTGGAGTAGGACCTGGAGTACTTGGAACAAGTACGAGCGCAAGTCAAAACGTTGGAATTGGAAATTTATGTTTACAAACAATTACATCCTCAGTTCAAAACGTTTGTATAGGATATGCTTCAGGAAGATTTATATCAACTGGAGCTGGCACAAATACATTTATTGGAGCAGGTTCAGGAAGTACATTAAATACAGGATTTTCAAATACTGGCCTCGGATCAGGTGCTCTAAATCGTATTACTACAGGATCTTTCTGCGTCGGGATAGGACTAGATTCTGGGTCTAACTATACAGGATCAGAAAGTAGCAATATTACGATCTCGAATTTAGGTACTTTAGGGGAATCAAATACTATCCGCATAGGTACACAGGGATCTAGTCCAGGGCAACAAAATCAAGCCTTTATGGCTGGTATTACTGGTGTAACTTCGGTTGGATCTCCTGTAGCAATTTCATCAACAGGGAAATTCAGCGATTTAGGTTTTGGTTCGAGCACACAAGTTTTAACGAGTAATGGCGCAGGTGTTAGTCCTACATGGCAAGCCGCTGCTGCTGGAACTGTCACAAACGTCACAGGAACAGCAAACCAGGTTGCAGTAGCTACAGGAACTACAACTCCAGTAATCTCGCTTATTGGCCCATACACGCCATCTACATACACTGCACATGGCGTACTTATTGGTGAGGGTACTTCAAGCATAGTAGCGGCTGCTGTTGGAGCCACAGGGACTGTTTTAGCTGGTTCGACTGGAGCAGATCCATCATTTTCAGCAACGCCAAGTGTAACATCAATTACATTAGGTGGAGGAAGTGCTTTAGGAAACTATGTGACGACAACTTCTTGGACTCCTGCATTGACTTTCGGTGGAACTGCGACAGGAATGACAGGTACATTTACTGGATTTTATATGAGAATTGGATCATTAGTGTTTTTTCAAGCTTCTTTTACTTTAACGGCAAAAGGATCTTCAACAGGAACAGCATCTGTAACATTACCTATTTCACCAGCATCAATTTCAGAAGTTCCTTTAAAATATTCTAACATAACTTATGTAGGAAATGAGCTTGTGGGACAAGTGAACTTTGCTGGAGGTATAACATTTTTTAATTGCGCAACAGCTGCAGTTGCTGCTTTATTAACAGAAACTGCTTTTGGAAATACGTCAGCTATGGTTATTGCAGGATGTTATTTCGTTTAGATTATCACTGATTTAAATTATTAGTTATTAGTTATTAGTTATTAGTTATTACAAATAACGATTCATCTTGTTTATATTTCCATGGAGAGGGCTCATTTTTGAGCTCTCTCAATATTTCCTTCATTTCATAAACTTCAGTTTGAAGAGATTTTATCATTTTTTCCAACATACCTACCTTCATAAAAAGTGACTTTCGGACTTTTTCGCTGCTTTTATTCGCGTCATCGATTCGGGTATGAGCATGTAAAAGTGAACCAATTTCAGGTTCAATCATTTCTTCATTGTCAAATTTAAATTCAAGTTGTATAGCATTCATAACTTTGATCTCCTTGGGCGATCAAGTGTGCGACAATTCTTAAAAACAAACAAGTAAAATAAATTATAACACAGGTTTTTAAATGGAAAAAATTCTCATGTATACTGTTTTTGTGGAAGCTGCTGCCATTCTATATCTATTCTGCAAATATCATGTAATATCTGAAAAATTGAATATCGTTGATGAAATAAATTCCATGGTATTTAGGATATGTGATACTCAAGATGATTTAAGAAGACAATATTTAGAAATTTCAACCGAGATAAAGAAGATTAAAAAATTAATTTCTGATAGGAATATTTCAAATTAAATGAATGGGTTATCATCAAACTACTACATGCAAAAGTACATAGAGGAAGATTACATGGCATCAAAGCGCTGGATAAGTAAAGATCCGCCTATATATGTGTGGTATAACGACATCTGGTTTAATGAGCGGGATGGAAGGGAGTATGTCGCTTGTGTTGATAAACAAGCATGGGTCTGTGGAGATACGATTGTGCCATTTACGAAAAAAACGAGATTCATGGAGAAATGATATGGGTATGGATATAAAAATATATAGAGTGCATAAGAACTCCGTATAGATTTATGGCCTTCACAGAAGGTATTTGTAAATCTATTTTAGGTAAATATGGAATGTCCAGAACTACCAAAGGATTGAGAATGAAAACAACAACTATTTGTGCTCAAAAATGTTCATGTGGGGCAGATATGTATATTGATAGATATGTCGATGGAAAAAAAGCATGTCCGGGATGCGATCCAGAATTAGGCATTTCTAAAGAAATGAGACTGGAAAATTATAAAAAATTAATTTCCATGCCAATGCCTAATATTTTTAAAAAGGTATTTAAGGATTGAAGATGGAATGGATAAGCGTTAGTAAACCTCCCAAAGAATTCGAAGATGTTTTAGTGAGTGACGGTGAAAGACAATGGGTTGCTTCTTATTTTAAAAATGTATGGATGGCTTCTCATCCAGATCACAAACGTAAAAAAAATAATGAGTATGGATGTCCTTATTCGGTTTTGTCAATCCCAACACACTGGATGCCATTGCCAACCCTACCAGAGGATTAAGAATGGAGTGGATTAGCGTTGATAATCATCTTCCAAAGTGCTTTGCAGGAAAATTTCGTGTCAGAATGCAGAATAATGATGAAAAAGACGCATTTTATTATGCCGATGCAATGGCGTGGATTAGTTTTTATGGTCAAAAAACATCGAATTGGTGGGAGTCTTCTGGCGATCATAAAAGACTGGATAATGTTACACACTGGATGCCTTTACCCTCACCACTGAAGGATTGAGTATGGAATGGATTAGCGTTAAAGATAATTTGCCTCAACCTTTTGAGGTTGTTTGGATTTATTGGAGAGATCGTGAAGTATTGCTCGGATGTCGAACATATGACAATGATGAAAGGTATAAAACAGATCCCTCCGAAGGATGGTATTCGTTTGAAGATGATAAGTGCAGATGGACAAAATGGTGGAAAAGGGTTGATGCGTCAAATCTAGATAAGCCTTTTCCGCCTAAAAAGGATTAAGAATGGAATGGATTAGAGTTAAAGAAAGATCACCCTCTGAAAATGAAAAAATTATAGTTTGTTTGATAAATGGCATTCCTATTCTTTGTGAAGTTCATGACGCCACATTGTCATTGACAAATAATCGTGTTTCTTTTTTTTGGCCAAAAAAAGAATGGATTAAAGATGAATATTATGGTGAAGTCACTCACTGGATGCCGTTACCGAAACAGCCTAAATTTGAGGAATAGAAATAGTTCAGAGAATGGAATATAGAGAAGTACCATGCGAGTGTGGATTCACTTATGTCCCAAAAATGGGTTGATAAATGAATAGAGATGAATTAATCAATATATTAAAAGATTTAGTTGCAAAAAGCAATGTTTACGCAGAAGATCCATTTAAAGTTGACGGTGATCCTATGGATTGGCATGAAACAGCAGATAAAAGCATTTTAGAATATTTGAATGACAAAGAAATATCGCATTTGTTTGACCAGATTGAAAAATGGTACGCCTAACGTGTCACAATAGGGTACACCCGTTTCACATACTTTTAAATTGCCTAACATAAATGTAAACAGAGTTGTTTTTTTTCATCTTTACAAAATGTAACCCCTAATCTAAGATGCTCTTTTCACAAAAAAAGTTCAGGATCAAGATGACAGGAAAGAAAATAGCTTATATTAGGGTTAGCTCAATAGATCAGAATCCCGATAGACAATTGGAAGGTTTAAAAGTAGACAAATCATTTATAGATTACTCATCAGGGAAAGACACTAACCGTCCAAAATTTAAATTAATGATGGAATATATTCGAGAGGATGACATTATATTTGTTCATTCAATGGATCGAATGTCTAGGAATGTTAAAGATCTTCTTAAAACAATAGATGAGATTACTTATAAAAAAGCCACAGTATTTTTTGTAAAAGAAAATCTTAAATTTAGTGGTGATGATTCTTCAATATCTAGATTGTTACTAGTTATGCTGGGAGCAGTAGCAGAATTCGAACTTTCTATAATTAGAGAGCGTCAACGTGAAGCTATTGACTTAGCAAAGAAGGCAGGGAAATACAAAGGGGGAGTAAAGAAGTTGAATTCAGAAAAAATTGAAATCTTGAAAGATCGTCTAAAAAGTAGCGATTCTAAAGATAAAATTGCAAAAGAGTTGGGTGTTTCTAGAAAGACAATTTATACATATAAGAATGCGCTTGAAAAACAGGAAAAAGTTTTATAATGAAATGGATAGATCCTAAAGACGAATTGCCACCTCAAGGAAAAAAAATCCTATATTTTAAGGAAGGTGATATTTATGTGGTTCAGAGATTTGATGATTTATGGGTTCCAATTCCATTTGTAGATTCAGAATATACATTTTATGATGCACCACATTTATGGGCTGATATAATCCCACCAATTGGATTTACAGGAAAAATGCACATTATTACCAAGAATATGAAAAATCCTGTTGATATAGATGAATTGCAAATGTTTGATCCAGAAACTTATGATGATTTTATAGAATATATAAGAAATTATTGGAAAAAATCAGCTAAATGAAAATATAAAAGGAGAAGGCGTCATGATGAAATGGGATAATGACGGATACAAAGACTTAAAATGTAACAATTTTGATTGTGTAAAAGATGGATTGAATGAAAAAGATGCCGAGAAACTTACTAGTGTGGATTTCGTAATCACTGGTTCTTTCAATGTGAAGTGCAGCAAGGAATTTATTGAAAAAATAAAGAATCCTAAAATAGAAAAGGAGAAGGCGTCATGAATAATGATTGGATCGAACAAGAAACACGATATCTTTCAACTGAACGGAAAAAAAAGAATGTAAATACTGACAATTATGTAATGATTCAATATTTAATTTTACTTATTCCTTTGTTTTTTTATGCAATGTCATTACATGCATTCAACAATGTATGTGAATATGAAGAATCTTCATATAATGATGGGATTTTCTGGACATGTAAGCGATGCCGAACAAGCCAATGGTCTAATCAGAGAGACTGGACAGGGCATTACTACTGTGCAAATTGTGGAGTAAAAGCAGGAGACGAATAAAAAAAACAATCTATACACCGAAAAACGACATACAAATATTTAAAGGCGAAAAATGCAAATACAACAAGTCCGAACCTCTCAATATAAAGCACTAATCGAAGTAAACGAAAAAATTAAAGATTTCAATAAAGAAATTCCTAAACTTTATAAAGAAGCTTATGAAGATGAAGAAGCTGTCAAACGATCACTACAAAAAGGACATGGTTTATACAGAAATATCTTTACTGGGGTCGGAACTGGTACAGGTTTGGTTGTGACTACGATTGCTGTTGCGATTCCTTTTAGTTTACCAGTCAGTGTAATTGCTGGTGGGATATTTGGCGGCATTGGTGCAAGAGCTTTGACAAGACAGGTTCTTAAAGATACATGGAAACAAAAGTATAGAGAGCATGTTAATGCGACAGTTGCTTTGCCATTCTTAGAGGACATGCTAGAAGAAGTTCAAGAAGAAATGACTCATCATAATAACGCCTGTCTTAAACGAGCACATAAGAATATTGAAAGACAGATCGAAAATCATGAAAAAAGACTGAAAGGATAGCAATTATATGAAAGTACATAAAGAAATTATTAAGTCATTTATAAAAGTCAGTCCTTCAATACAATATTCGATTGTTGCGATTTGTGCTATGAGAATAGTAAAACTTGCGCTATTAAGTTCCACGACGATAGGTACTGGGATATCCATTGCTCTTATTGGAGTATCAATTGGATGTGAATTAAAATCTATTACATTATTGGCAAAGTATTTTCTAGAGGTTGTTGATGGGAATGATAAGCGCTTAAGTCACAGAAAAATTGTTCTAATAGAAAAGAGAGAATGAAGGTTTAAATGATCATATTTAATTTAGATGGAACGCTTGCAGATTGTGAGCATAGACGGCATTTTGTTGATCCTGAAAAAAATGAAAACTTTTGCAGATACAACGGAAATGAATTTCGTGGTTATGAAGATGGTCAAATTCAATTAAATGTTAAATGGAAACCCGATTGGAAATCATTCTATGAGGCTTGCGATCAGGATAAGCCGATTGAGCCGATAATAGCTCTTTGGAATAATGAAATATCCTTAGGCAATATGGGGTTACATAAAATATGGTCTATCAGATGTGAATCTGTTAGAAAAAAGACTGAAGAATGGTTAGATAAACATTTACTTTGTTTTGAATCACATCAATTAAAAATGCGTCCGATCGGAGACTTTACATCTGATGATCAGTTAAAAGAACGATGGCTTGATGAAACTATACGAGAAAATCGTACAGTTGATTTCGTATTTGATGCTTCAGAAAAATGTTGCAATATGTGGCGTCGCAAAGGAATATTTGTGTTCGATGTGAATCAGTCTGTAAAGAATTCTAATTAAAAATATGTATAAAGAAATTTCGATAAATTCATTCGGATTACAGACAGGATCTAAAGCCTATAAAAAAGGAGTATGCCAGATTATTGTCTCCCCACCCTCTGGAAATTATGGATGGCATATGAGTATTTCTTGTCCATTTAGAGATCCAATTTGGCAAGAGATTAGAGATGCTTGGTATAATCTTATTCCAGATGCTAAAAATATGAATGGTGCTATGTTTTTTCCTCCGACGTACGAATATGTAAACATTCATAAATACTGCTTTCATATACATGAGGTAAGTAAGGAATTCAAGGAAATGAAAATAGATTTATGATAGTTTATATAACAAAAAACCATTTAAGGAATACAATATGAATAATTATGATGAAAACAACGCAGTAGAAATAAAAGATACTAGAAAAGAAGAAGTATGTTGGATCTGCAAAAGCAATGAATTACGTGGTATGCATTTTTGTAATAAGCATGATTTTAAACCATTTATTAATATGCCTAAAGGCGAACAAGCGCATGCTGAATGTTATATAGAACATTGCGTAAAATTATCGATAGAAAGATTTATGGATGATGGTGCCTATTGGCCATTTGCGCAGGATGGGATGTATAATAAATAAACTGGTCAATGGGATGCGAATAAATGAATGACTATGAAACTGGTTGGGATAAAACAGATCGCATTCTTCATTAGGTCATAGACAAATTGTGATGATAAATAAAGAACGTATTAGACATAACGATTTAATTTTAGTTGAGAGGTGATTTAATTGGCAAAAAGAATTTTAACTTTGATCATTGAAATTGAAAACGATTTTCCGAAAAGGCCCGATTGGATCTGGAATAGTCATAAAGAATCTAAAATCTATAATGCTGTTAAAGTAAACAGCATAATGGAAGGACCTGTAGCTGCTTATTTTGAGCAAGAAGAAGACTCCATTGAATGATGAAATTATAGGAACAGTTAAATGAAAATCACAGCAATTGCCGATCTCCATGGTCACTATCCAAATAAACTTCCAGGCGGCGATCTATTGATTGTTGCTGGGGATTTGACTGCTAGAGATGAACATTGGGAATATATAGCTTTTAGAAATTGGTGTAATAATCAAAATTATTCAAAAGTAATTGTTATTGCTGGAAGTCATGATAATTATATATTTCATCATAAACTTCCTATCGACACTGAAATAGATAATATTGAATATCTTTGTGACTCATCGACAGAATTCGAAGGACTTAAAATATACGGAATGCCTTGGACATATCAATTTAAAGGCATCAATCCTAAATGTTGCGCTTTTACCTGTGCCGAAGATGACTATTTTTTTATGCAAGATAAATGTGAAGCCATCCCTTGTGATACAGACATTCTAATAACCCATAGCCCTCCATTAAATATCTTAGACGAAACGATAGATGGTAGAAATGTAGGGTGCCAATTTTTAAGAGAACATGCGATTTCTAGACTAAACCTAAAATATCATTTCTTTGGCCATATTCACGAATGCGGAAATAAGATATTAGATACTACGCAGACCAAATTTGTGAATTGCTCATATGTAGATGAAAACTATAAGCCACGAAATAAAGTTATGGAGTTTGAGATATGAATGAATGGATTAGCGTTAGAGATCAGTTACCTTCTAAAGATGATAGCGTTATAGTTTGTTTGATAAATGGCATTCCTATTCTTTGTGAAGTTCATGACTATACATTGTCATTGACAGATGGTCGAGTTTCTTTTTTTTGGCCAAAAAAAGAATGGATTAAAGATGAATATTATGGTGAAGTCACTCACTGGATTCCATTACCTTTACTCCCTGCATTAGATGACGCGCAATAAGGTTATGGAGTTTGAGATATGAGTGGTGAATGTGATAGATGTGGTGCACATTGCTTGGATTGTAAATTTAAAAATGAATTAGTGTCTTGCGTGTGTATGGATGCCAATAATACAAAAATACAATATTGGGAAGCAGAGGAATATGATAATAAAAGACCATGGTTATTTAAATTATTCTCATGTGAATTAGAAGCTAAAAACTGGGTTGAGCAATCGCCAGATATTCGTAAATGTAGGAAATGTCCATTACCTCCTGTATTAGATGCCAACAATCCCGAAACAGAATAAATCCTTTGTGGGGCACGTTTTTGCCCATAAGAGACGCTTACATGCGGTACACCTGTCTCATAACACTGGGACTATTTAAAAATAGTCCCATTTTTCATTTACAAAAATTCTTATTTCATAAATAATCTAGCGACAATTCATAATTTTTATACAAAATCACTAGGTTAAAAAATGTTTAAAGACGAAACACACACACAAGATATTATTTTACAAAATGCAAACATCTTATCTGAAAGATTATGGGATGCATTAGTCGATAAGCCATCACCGGCTAAGACATCTATGCTTGCTACTTTGATGATGTGCCAGGAGATCGGTATAGGCCCATCCGAATGCATTCATATATTCACATCGTTAATTGGTACGATGGCACACATTCCACAAGATGTAGTTATACCTGATTATGGTTATAATTAAAATGGTGGAGGCTCCATAATAGGGGTATGACTCCTAGGCGCCTCCATCCAAGGTCTAATTGCTTTCAAAGCCTCATGGCTGAAAGAATCCATTCGAGTTTTGTCACGGAATCTTAAATGACTGAAGTATTGTTTCAAGCCTTGATCATTGATAGTTTCTTTGCTGGGTAGGGTAATCCACATGTGACTATCCTTCTGGAAAACGCCACAACCATAAATTTCAAGATCAAATTGTGGAACATAGAGATCGGCAAAGCCCAGCAATGCGCCTTTATTAACAGGCTTATATCTAATGCATTCGATCATTATTTCTTCTTATGTTTTTGCATGATTTTTTCGCCGATGTCGCACTTTTTGTCACGTTTCTTGTCCATTTTCTCCAATTGACCTAGATCTTTAACTTCCTTCTTCGCAACTTTCTTGATCTTCCTGATCTCCCGATCCATCGTCCGACTCCAGCATAATTTTAAAATTTAAGCAACCAGTTAACAATCCTAATTTATAAGCGCAACGAACATAATCTTGTGAATGTAGATCTTCCATTGCATTCCATATTTCTTCTCTAATTTCTTTAGCATTCAACACATATTCGCATGATTTATTAGTCATTTATTCCTCTCTTTTATTAAAAGAAAATCTATATCATTCATCAAATTCATAGAGCTAATAATTTGTTCATGTGGTGGACAAATTCCATCATTTACAATGATTAATGACTTCATCCCACTTTGATAAAGCAAAATTTTTCCTAGAAGTTAATTCTTTTTGTCTTCTTTGTTTTATTTTTTTGAAATTAATTTTACACCCTACCCTTATGCAATGGCATCTCCAACCTCACTTTCAATGCACTCTTCTACAGATTCAAATATGTGAAGACCCTCAACGATTTCTGGCCACGTCATATACGAGCATGACAATAAAAATGACAGACAAAACAGAGATGATAAAAAAATTAACTGATTCATTTTAACCCTCGTTTAGAATTTTACAAAGTTTTTTCGCCCATTTATTAGAAAAGTCTACCAATCCGGCGGCCAAAAATTCTTTCGAACAATCCGTGCCGATATTAAGGGTTTCAATAGAGCCCATATCAGAGAGCAAAGAATCGAACTCATCCGGAGAGAAAGTACGAAAAACTTTTTCAATTTTTTTGTCCATATGAGAATTGTTTATCTCATTGAATTCAATAATTGTACAAGATATATTTGACCATTTTTTAACTGTGTGACACTTAACGATTTGAGAATCATCACACCATAGAATACAGTTACCAGCATCGCAATAAAATTTCTCAAGATTATCAAAATCGGGACGGCGATTATGAGGCTCGATATTCCATAGCATGAGATTTCTAAGATCATGACGCATTCGCTTAGGGGGCTCGAAGCAGAATTCCAAAGAAACACTCAAAGCCCCTGAAATGGGAGGTTCTCGGTATATGTAAGCCATATCCCTGCGGGTGCTTATTTTTATCGCATCCTGTACGTCGTATGTGCGTCCTGTACGCAAGAACCGAGGCCTTTGCTTTGCTATTGGATCTCCTGGCAGTATTATTTTCACGAAAGTCCTTTTTCTCTACAGAATTTTATCCCAAAAGCAATAAAGATTTCTTCTAATTTCTTCCATGAGAAAAATTCATCTAAATTTATCCAGAAGTGCTTCATTCCTCTTTGAAAAGATATTACATCGGAATTCAATATGCATTCGGCATCATTGTAATATTCGCCATTCTTGAAGTGTAGTGAGAGTTCTTCGTGTATAGATAGCGATTTCTTGGGCTTCTTAGGTTTATTCTTGCATGCCCACTTAATCGAAGCAGCCAAAGACTTGATGTCATCCTGAGTTTCAGTCCAAGCAATTGCTTCTTCAATCTCTCCTTCAGAATAATTCTTCATCAGCCATTCTTTCTCAGATGAAGGAATCTGAATTTCTTTCAGACAATCAAAAATAACAGCAGCAGCCGGCGCAGCCTGTTGTTGGTCTCTTTCAGTACTTAGTAAACAATCAGTACTTAGTAGGGGGCGATTATCCGGCGACGCTTTATCCGTCGACGGGAAATCCGTTTCCGGTAAAGAATTCTTTAATTCTTGGGGGGTTTCAAAAAAATGCCATTCAATTGAGGTAAATGATCCATCCGCATCTCTTTTCTGAACTCTTCTTAAATACCCATATTCTTCTAATTCTCTAAGGCCTCTTCTCACGGAGTCTCTTCCATCAGTAGCATGTTTTTCTAAATCGCTTGTGTAAAATACCCAATCATCTGGTCGACTGAAAGCATATAACCAAATTCCTTTGGCTTTCCAAGACAAGCGATTATCTTTGCATATAAAATTATTTACTGAAGTGTAATTTTTATTATGAACAGATCGGAAAATTGCCATAGGAATTCCTTTATAAGATTAAACGTTGATAAAAATTACGCCCATCCCATAAAGTAGAGATAGGCGTTGGGTTCGAATCCGGCCAGTTGTTGTCTAGTAGGGTGTCTGCTCCCCATAAGCAGACACCTAAGTCTTAAATCTTATAATCACTTTCGCACCTTTACGCAAGTGATTTATAGATAGTCTTCAGGTCTTATAGTCCAGCAGATTATATTAGGTTTACGGAAAGGCTCCAGATTCAGACCCTGGAGCTGATCTATTTTTTTATAGTCTACCATTCCTTTCCGCACTATTCGATTCAATGTTACTCCAGAACCTTTCGTATCCTTTTCCCCCGCCATCCAAATTAGCTTCCTTCTAAGATCATCTTCTTTAATCTTAAGATCTTTCAATTCTTCGCTAACATCACGCCATTGGAGAGCGACTGTAGTCCACTCCTCATCGTTCCGTTCAACAAAGTCACCATCACCTAATTCCGGAGGATAAAAGGAAACCATGCAATCATAAAACTTCAATTCTGCCTCGATCATTTTCTTAACATATGAATTGTTGCGCTCAATTTCGACACACACGCCATTTTTACCGTCATAGCTGTAATAATACATCCTATCGACATTACAAACTTCCATTTGATGCTGAAGCTGTGGGTAGTATTTATCCGGTACCTTACCTTCTAAAGCAAGATTATGGTCATCTTTTCCAGGACATTTGATTTCCACGATAGTCTTCTTCTCTAAATCTCTACCATCGAGGCTTGCAATCATCCAGCTGTGATCACGATGAACTTCAACAGATGGAAAAACTTCTATGCCTATATATTCGATGAAAGACTGCCTGGCTTCCGCTTCTAATTGCGAACCTCTACGCATGCTATTATTGACGTGTGGCTCTACTGCCCCGCACTTCTCTAGCCAGAGTTGGTATTGTGTCTTCCAAGGGCTTACATTCATGATTACTGGGCAATCTGATGCGCCTATCTTATTTCTTCTGTATTCTAACCACTCACTCGATCCTTGTTCCAAGATAACCTCCGTTCCAAATATTCATTCTTTTCACGTTCTAATTTTAGCAGTTGAAATAGGTAATTGCTAAGTGAGTAGCCCATCTCAGACCACTCACTAAAGTTTTCTTCTAAATAAAAGACATCATTGATTTTCGCATCTTGTTTCATTAAAATCCTTCTCCCATTTAGGCTATATCTTTTTGAGGCAATTTCACATTTGATGTAGATTGAACCGTTCCAGATGATCCAGCCGAATCTACAATTACATTTGTCTCTCTCCATTCAAGTCTTTGAGAATCTAAAGCTTTTTTAATATTTGGATACCACGCCGCAGGAATACTTGCTATCGTTGCTATTTTGTGTTCTCTTAAATATCTATTAAAATGTTCTCTATGTTCAGGTGATACTTCAGCTAAAGTCAATGCTAATTCTTTAGCTTGTATGGCAGTAATTACGGGAATCTTTTGCTCACTAGGCTTTCCACCTTGAAAGCTATCCGCTGTATTACCATCATCATCCTGACCGTCGCTGGGTGTTAGACCTATAATTGCCATCCAGCAAAATCTACGCATGTAAGTTATTGCAGAACCCATAGCCTGTAATGAATTCGATCCCTTAGACTCGTTGAATGGAATTTCAACAAGCGAGCATTTAAACTGTCCAGACTCATGGCCCAACATAGTTTCTAAGTGATATTTACCATCTACAGTGAATATATCCTGTGAAATACTTAGCCCATTTTTACCAAATGGCTCACGGCAAGCCTTTCTTACACTCGACAGATCTGCATATGTAGATTTGAAGAATGGATTTTTACTATCCTTACCTGCATCGTCCATTTCTCTTTGCGCTAAAGCTAGAGCTTTTAAAAGTTCATTTATTTGTTCAGTTCGTGATTGTCTCATTTTTAACCTCATATGAAAAATTTTTATATTGCTTATCATCGCTATTTACAGCAAGTCTACGGTTTTTATTGTCTTAAATTTATCCTAAAATTATTGTGTGGTCATCATTGGATATCCTCCCTTGATATTAGGGCACTGATTACTCATAGTCAGTGCCCGACTTTCACTCTCCCAGATTCGCCGAATGTGCTAGCGCTTCTAATCTTTTTAGTCTTATCTGTTTGTTAGGAATCTTCACATCAACTTGATGAGCGATCTCGTCTAAATACCAAGACAATCTATCTGGATTTAATTCCTGCTCTCCAAAAACCTCATCCAACACACCTTTCAAAAAGTCTTCGATCGTAGATAAGCTCTTTTGCATTTCTTCAAAATCCCTCCATGAAGGGGGATATTCTCTATCTCCATCATCATATTCAGTCGGGTAAACATCATTCCATTGAGGTATATTCATCTTGATTCTCCTTATATTTTTTAGTAATCCATCCCATTCACGACTTGCTTTATACTTTTGCAAAAATAACCAGGAAAATAATCTGATTGAGAATCGTTATTTTGCTTTATACCCATTATCTGGACACAAATTGCGCTACCGTCCTGGTCGTACCAATGAACTTTGTTTTTATCATTCTTGCAAAAATATTCGTTTCTAGATTCCTTATAATCACTCGTAAAATGATCATAAAATGAACGCTTCACGTTCTCCACTCTTAAACCTGCTTTCTCTAAAGCTTTAATCAATCTTGAGGTCTTCATCTCGTCACCTAAATTTAGTCGTTATTGTTACTTTACTTAACTTTCGCCAGCTCATCTGCTAGCTTTGGTTGGCTAGTCACCAGAGAGCACTTGCTTTGATAACACCAATATAGCATAGCATCTAATTTTGTGCAAGTGCACAATAGATAAAAAGAATAAAAATAAAGATTTGCTACAAAATTGCACGATTGCCTTATTTCGTGCTTTGTGCTATAGTGTTCGCAAAGGAGATATAACATGAACTTAAAAGAATACTTATTTTATACAAACACCTCTATTAACGACATCGCCCAAATGACAGCATTTCATCGTAATTACGTGACTAGAGTAATAAAGGGAGAGCTAAGGCCTAGTAAGAAGTTTGTCAACGCTGTAGAGAATATAACTAAGGGTAAAGTTAATGAATCTACGATTGTTGGGCCTTTTTCTCATCCAGACTTTATATCTATAACCTAAAAAATAGGTTGATTTTTCCGACCCGAATTATATAATGCGGTTTATGGAAATAAATTTAGACATACAAGAATGCCTCGATGTATTTATGAGGAACCCCAGGGGATCAGGGCGACATCCCTACGATCGGAAAGATATTGCTCGGCAATTACTTGAATGGGTACAGCTTCATAAAAGCATTTCACTCAACGCTTTTTGCGCTTTATGCAAACCTCCCATTAATTCAACTACGCTATTGAATATGGAAAAGGAAGAAGGGTTTAAAGATGTTTTGCGATTCGTTAGAGATGTATTAGCGGCTAGGAGAGAAGAAAAAAACTCCGACGGCACATTATCGACTCAAGCATATAATGGTGCGCTAAGAGCTTATTGTAATGTTGTAGCTAATCGTTGGGAACACGAAAAGAAATTTGAAAAATCTCTCGATGAAGAAAAACAACAAGAACTTTCGCCAGAGATGAATGACAGATTCAAAAGTTTAATAGATGCAGTAAAGACAAACTATTATGTGCCACCAGTTTGCGCTTCTTTGTCATCACAGCGTAACAATGAAGAAAGCAAAATCAATAAAGATACATAGTCATAATGATTGATAGCTATCGTCATAGCCTGTGGTGGCATAGCTTCAATTCTTCTTATCATCTCATCTAACGCTTCTAGAAAGTCATAACGTGTAGGTTTTGGCGGTGATTCTTGAATAGTCGGAACAATCACATTATCGTTATCATCGACTCTAAGAAAGTGTTTCCAATCCTTCGCAGTGCATCCTAGTCTATCACCTCCCATTACGCTTATTTCTCCGCAATTACACTCACAAATATCACGTTCATGCTTGCTTTCGATTATGCTTTCACATAATTTACATTTAGCTCTATTTCTCATAATCCCTTCTTTATGTTAGTGTGTCGAGACTATGACAAAAATAATCACACAAAGTCAATCTCCTTTAGCTCCAAAGCAAATGCAATACGTTAGGGAAGCCAATAGCAGATGGAATCTATCACACGGATCTGTTCGTTGCGGTAAGACTGTAGGTAGCGTATTTAAGTTTCTCATCGATGCTGAACTATGTCCTGATAGTAAGATATATATAGTCGGTCACACATTTGACACTGCATATAGAAACGTTATACGGTTAATCATGGAAAGCAACGAGCTGGAGATATTCCGACCTTTCTGTACTTGGTCTGGAAAGAAGCTCTACTTCAGAGAGAAAACAATAACAGTTTTAGGTGCAAAAGATGAGGGGGCTATTGGGAACTTTCAAGGTGACACTCACTCTCTCACATATTGCGATGAGATTACTTTATATCCTGAGTCAATAATTGACATGATCGATACACGCTTGAGCTGTTCTCATTCAAAAGCACATGCGACGATGAATCCTAGTTTTCCAACGCACAAAGTCAAACAATGGATAGATAAAGCTGCCGAAGGAGATCCTAACTATTATGCCTTGCACTTTACTCTCGATGACAATCCTTTCGTTCCTGAAGATTATAAGCTTCGGATACGTAGCAGTCTGTCTGGCATATTTTATAAGCGTAATTATCTCGGTCTCTGGTGCCTTGCGGAAGGAGCAATCTTCGACTTCTTCGACAGAAATATACACGTTTGTAGAAAGCCTCCTTGCGCAGCTGAGTATTATATTGCATCTATTGATTACGGCGCTGCTAATCCATTCTGTTGCCTTCTTATTGGCGTAAGCACAGGAAAACACACACAAACAGGCAAGAAGCTTTGGGTTGAATCAGAATACTATTGGGACCCCGCAGTTACACAGAGAAGCAAAACCAATAGCGAATTCGCTAAAGATGTCTACAACTTCTTGGAGCTTTACAACGTCACGCATTTATATATAGATCCTTCAGCAGCAGCTTTTAAGACAGAATTGCGTAAGATGGGTATTCATCCGATAGACGCTAATAATGAGGTATTCGATGGTATACAAATTACGACGAGCGAGATGCAAAAAGGGAATCTTGAGGTCATGCATACGTGTAAGAATCTTATTAGAGAAATTGAAACTTATGTATGGGATAAACGAAAAGCTGAAAGAGGGGACGACGAACCTATCAAACGAGCTGATCACGCTGTGGATGCTCTCAGATATGCAATTGCGAGTCACAAGGTAAGCGTCTACGATCCTTACAAGCATAAAGAATTGGCTGAGGAATGGAGAATGAATAAGTATGATCACTATAGGAAGTAAATGACTGAAACGAATAAAAAATATAATACCCAAAAAAAAGAAAGAATTCAAAGATATAGTCCTGATTTTAATTCTTGTGAATTTATTGAGCTCGATCTTCCTGATGATGATTGTATCAATGGTTGCGAAGATATTCGACATTTCCAAGGATTTTGTAAAGAGTATAGAAGAATTTCCAGTTCATATTCCAATGAAGAAGAGTGTATTTTTGAGTTATGCGACTACATTAATCTAGATGGACACCATATTGTTGAAATCTGGGATTCATTTTCATGTATTTGTCAATTTTATATTAGTAACCATCTTCACTATCTTCACTTTATTAAAATATACATATCCATGCGTTCAGAAATGTTTAAATATGAAGAACTATTGAATAAGTTACAAAAAGGAAATGTCAGATGACTGAAACGCCCATAGAACTTAAGATGATTGAGCATCTTAAAAGAATTATGGATAACCTAGGACAATATTGGCATTCCATTGAGTTGCTTCTAAATATAGTAAAGCATCCTTTGGTCATTGATGACCGTGGTCTGGCTCATGTAGTAAGACAAATTACTGAAAAACTAGAATCGATAAAAGAAGAAATAAAAAACTTAGACCTCGTCCAGATTCTTGGTGAAATAAAATATATTGGAAACCGTTTAAATAACATCGAAAATATGATTTCAGAAATGAAAGAAGAAGGGATAAGTAAGAAAATACATCTTGACTTGACTTGCGATGGCTATGAAATGCGAAGAAAGGTAAATCCATATGATAAGGCATTAGAAGAAGAAAAATCTGTTGATCCTGATAAATCTGTGGAAGATCTATTAAATACGTTACTTCCTAGGGAAAGTCTTATTATCGTGCATAGGCTAGGTCTGCTAGGGCAGAAAAAAAAGACTTTGAAAGGAATTGGCGAGATTGTAGGGGTTGATAAGGAAAGAGTTCGACAGATTTATTTGAGAGGAATGAAAAAACTGCGTCATCCTACCAGAAAGCACCTTGTGAGTAATATTACACATGTGTCCTTGAGAAAGGCAATTACAGGGGATTAATCAATCAATCAAGCAAGAAAAAGGCTTAATTTGCGTTAATTAAAACTTTAAGTTACTCTAGCTTTCTATACCCTAGGAGGCTCTTTGTCTTTCTATACCGAACCTTGGAATAATGCTCTAGAGCCTAATCAAGGCAATGTTCGTCAATGGCTAGATAATCTATATACCAAATTCCAGCCCATCGAACAAAGTCGCTGGAACCAATCGAATATAGATACTCTTTTTTATGCAGGCTCGCAAACCTTCGTCAATCGGTACTTCAATTTCAGCCCTACGACATCATACCAGCAATATTACTTCAATTTAGTGCAGCAGCCTGTCAACATGATTACTGGATATCAACGCCAGCATCGTAAAAGTATCATGTATCAAGCCGTTGATGGTGCAGACAATCAAACTACAGATCAATACACGAAATTAATTCAAAGCGTTTGTAGTCGCGGCGCTATTCATGAGCAGTTTTCTAAAGCTTGTGAACTGGCTGCTGTGTCTGGAATGGTGATGTTGCAACCTTATTTAGACTTTTCAGGGGATGATCATGCTCAAGGACAACTCAAGCTTAAAATTTGGGAATATAACGCCTTTCTTGTAGATCCATACTTTCGAGAGCCTGATATGTCGGACGCTCAGTTCGTTTGGTGTCAAGAATATATCTCTAAGAAAGAAGCAGAAGATCGTTTTCCTGATAAGCTTGAGAATATTGCGCCGATGGCTGGAACACCACAAAGATATGGTAGTTTCTATTTCTTGCCTGAGAACTACAATATGGCTCGAAATGATCTTATGGTACTTTCATATGTATGGTACAAATGGAAAAAGAAAAAGAAGCGTCTTTATAGTGCTAAACGTAATCAATTCTTTGATTTTGCTGGAGGAGAAGAGAATTTAGGACAGATTTTGCAAGCAATTCCAGATCTTGAAGAGGTGACAGTTGAAGTTCCATGTTGGAAACTAGCTGTAGTTCTTAATGAGCAATTGATGTTTCAAGGAGATAATCCATTAGGATTTGATGGATGCCCGTTTATTCCGGTATTTTGGAACTATGAACCGCACATAAATTACTATGATCTGCGCGTGAGGTCATTAATCCGCACAATGCGTGATCCTCAATTTCTATTCAATTACAAGGTCATCACCAACAATGATATTGTTTCTGCTACTATTAATGCTGGTTGGATGCGTAAAATTGGTGCTGTGGCTAATGAGGATAACTTAAAGAAATCTGGTCAAGGCTGGGATGTCATCATTAATGATGGCTATGAGATGACTGATTGCCAGAAGATCATTCCTAGTGGAGTACCAGAATCAGATCTGGCATTAGCTCAACAAATGGACGATCTAATCTGGAAAACAGCAGGTATAAATCTAGAGAATTGGGCAGGGCAGGATGATAAACAAATTTCTACACTCACAGCACTGCATAAGATGGCTGCAAATCTCATGGTATTTCAGAAATACTTTGATCAATGGGATTATTCTCTAAAGTTAGTTGGTGAAAAGCTTTTGAATGTAGCGCAAGGCAATTGGAACGCAGAGAAAGTGCAATTGATGATAGGTGAAGAGCCCTCACCATTCTTTTTCAGCCGCATATTCAGCAAGTTTAATACAATTGTAGAAGAAGCAGACCTTACACCTACCCAGAACAATCTCCAAGCTCAGCATATGATGGAGATCAACCAAGCTTTTGGACGTGAAGTATTTCCGCCATCGATGATCATTCCTAAACTTAACATTTCTGGTAAAGGTGAGATAATTCCATTCCTACAGCAGCAAGAACAGCAAATGCAAGCCGCTCAAGCCGAAGAGATGAACATCAAGCATACATTTGAAGAAGCTAAACTCAAAGAAATGTATAGTAAAGCTGTTGCGAATATAGCTAGAGCTCGTGAAGATCATTCTAGATCAGAATCTAACCTTGGTTTATATGAAGAACGATTAAGCATGATTGAGAGAAACAGAGCAATGTCTCTTAAAGAGAAGCAAGCCGCTCTTACTTCATTGCTTGAGAATATTCAAATGTTTGGAGAAATCGAGACAGCATATCAAGAAAACAAGTTAGATATTGAAGAGAATAAGATTAGAGCTGAAGAAGAGATGGAAAAGAGAGATGTTGAAAGACGTACACAAGCAAATAAGTTTCTAGAACAAATCATGGGTGGAATGCAGCCTCCACAGGCGCAAGATAATTTACAAAATACGCAGCAAGCGATATAAGTAAGTTAAAGGTAAGATTTTAAAGAGAGTCAAATGACTCATAGGAGAAATTATGGCAGATAGTCAAAAAATGGGATCAAAAGCAGCTTCAGGCGGTCGCCGGATTGATGATCACTCAAGTTGGATGGGCTCTAAAGGTAAAGATAGTGTATTTCCTGATGGCCCTCATAAGACAAAAGACGAATCCAGTGCTGAAGGCGCAGGAAGTCTTATGAAGTATGAAGATACTACACAAGCGATCAGATCAACCCAGGTTGAACAAGTGAAACAAGCTAAATCACTTCCAATGAAGCAACCTGGATACCGTCATTAATTTGTACATGAAGGTCAATGGTGGACCGCGCCTGTGCCAAGGCTCTGGAAGGGATAAATAAACGAAACCCCCTGAGTTGGTTAGATTCCAACCATGTACTTTTTTAAAGGAATTTATGAAAACAACAAAAACTGTACAAAGTTATAAGAACACAGCAAAAGAAACGAATCGATCTTCAAGAAAGAATACAAATTCTGGTTTCGCTGATCCTGATCGCATAAAAAATCAGAATCCTAAAGACTTTCCTAAAGATAGTATTAGATCTCCTTGGGATTTTTCCTGTCCGCAATATGATCAGCGTTCAAGTAACTTTGTAAATGCAGGCTCTCATTATGGTACAGCTATGCGCCAGCCAGTTGGTCATAAAGGCCCAGCTAAGCAAGAAGTTGATACATTGCCATGCAGACGAGTTAACACCACTCAAGATGATGATCTAGGATGAAGACACCTAAAAAACCCTTTCAGGCGCATGTATCACCTACAAAAAAGCCTATGGGTGACCATTATGGAACTGGAATCAAACAAAAGATTGGCCGTATGCGTGAAGATTCTGTGGGATATATTCCATTGACTAAGAAGAAGATGGGAACTCCTCCGAAGTCGGTTGTTTAACGTTTATAAAGCTTCTCCATCATTTTATCGTATTTAACCTGCTGGCAAATATCTCGATATATCATATTTATTTGTTCATCCGTAGGATCATCATCATCAGGTTTTTCAAGTTCTATCCTATCATTTTGAAAGGCATGGATACTATCATAAATTGTCTTATTTTCTGTAAGTTTACCTTTTTCAAATTGTCCCCATAATTCTCTTGCTGGGATCATCCAAATTATATTTATGATATCAGAAGGAGGGAATGCCTTAAAAAGCATGGAATTTGTTTGAGCTTTAGGTTTTGTAAGCCTTGGCTGCCAGATTAAACGCTTAGTTGTTCCGTCATCTTCAGTTCTAGCATGTGTAAATATATAGAAGGGTCTATTTCCAAAGGGAGCTTTATTTACTAAGTCTTGACAGCACTCAGATATTGAAAAAGACTGATGGGTGAAATGGTTTAATCTGTCGTGAGCATCTAAAGGATCAATTTTTAACATCGTGTATTGCCTTAAAATTAAGTTTAGTTGTAAATATGGTGTAAACACTCTCAAAGGATATTTTTTAATATGACAGTACCTTCACAAGAAAATCAAGTACAAGATAATAAACAAGCCGATAAAGAGATGAATTTTAGACGATTGGAAGCACGATATCAGCAAGAATTGTCAATTGAGAAAGCAAAGAGAGAAGAAGCCGAAAAAAAAATTCAAGAGATCAGTCAGAAAAGCCATGTTGAAGAAGAAGATGACTCCGAACCCTACGTTGATCACAAAAGATTGGAAAAGAAATTGGCCAAACATGGGGAACAGATCAAAAATCAAACACAATCTGAGATTCAGAAAGCTGTGCATCAAGCCTTGCAAGATGAAAGAAAATCGAATTGGATTAAAAGTCATTCTGATTTCTATCAGACGTTGGAGCATGCCGAAGCGTTGGCGCTTAATGCACCAGATTTAGCTGAATCAATATTAGAAATGCCGGAATCTTTCGAACGTCAAAAATTGGTATATAAAAATATCAAAGCTCTTGGATTAGATAAGCCACAGCAAAAAACACCATCTATTCAAGAAAAAATTGATGCTAATAAGAGAAGTCCTTATTACCAACCTACTGGCGTTGGTGCAGCCCCTTATGCTTCCGCTAGTGATTTTAGTCAAAGTGGACAGAAACAAGCTTATGATAAGATGAAGGAATTACAAAGCAGATTAAGATTATGAAAAATAAACTTACACAATATCTCGAGGAAAAGCATTGGGCATCAGGAAGAGACCAAGAAATAATTAAAGATTTCATAAATATTTTTTTTGATGATAAGGACAAAGAAGGAATTTTCACCACATGTACATTTTGTGACAATCTAGTTTATTCAAATAATGGGAAATTGGCACAAACTCCCGTTTGTGATTCTAAATACAGAAAACTATTGGATATTTCTAAAAATTCATCAAAATCATCAAATATGTAATAAGCCCTAGTTGACTTAAAATTTGAATTATCTATAGTTAAACCACGCAATCCAGCGTTAAGGATACTCGCGTTATTGGGAATCGCAACCCCTCGCCCGATATGTTGAGAACAGACGTAATAGGAATCGTCTACCGATCGCATATCTAAGTCACATCTAACCCATGAGGGTTTTATGTCGATTGCGACCACGGGGAATCTCGGTCCTATGATTTTGCAGTCTTTAGCGCCTGCAATGCTCTATGTGCCGACCCCAACAATGAACTACATTACTATCTGTGACAAAGTTAGTATGCCAGCTAATGGTGGTACTACTTGCAGATTTATGCGCCCACGCGCGTTACAACCACCTACGATTCAACTTGGAAACAGTGGAATTGATCCACCAGCCCAAGTGCCTCAAAGGGATATTATAGATGCACAAATGGCCTTTTTTGGCACAGGGTGTATCATAAATGAACAAGTTATTTTGCAAGATCAGGAAGGTGTTTTGGCTTGGGTGTCAGAACGTTTAGCCGTAGCAATGCGTTAATGTTGGCGCATTTAAAACCTTTGGTAATTGACTTGGAAATCCGACAGGATGACAGGGCGGAAGATATGAAAGAGAAATGTCCATGTTGCACAACAGGAATCGATCCCGAAGAAATATATACAGATTGGTTTTATTGTTGGGTTTGCGAGAAAGATTTTCCATATCACCGTGAGAGACTAAACCCAGAGGGTGTAAATAATTTTAAATATCCAAAAGATGGGATTTTAAGTCCTGATTGGATTGTTAATCTTGTTTCCACATGTGATAGTCCGACCTCGGAGAATAAATAAAGTCCGAGAATCATCCAGAAATGAGATGGTCGCCTGATACAAATATGTATCAGGTTAATTATGACACATATTTGTATCATAAAGTAACAGAACGCAAGCTGAAGATTTGATCCTTAGAGACTACATTGTTTCTGCTGCCTCTCAGATCAATGCTGGTGGTGGTTCAAACGGTTTCAACCCAACTAACCTCGGAATTACCGATTTTAGTTTGGTTGCAACTACTCTCGATACGAATAACGCTTATAAGTTCATGAGCGGTATTTTAGGCGAAGATCGCTTTGGTTCTGGGCCCGTGAGAAGTTCGTATTTCATGCTTTCGAGCACTGAATTACAAACTGATTTCGACCAGCTTCAAAGCGTTGGTAGCGGTACATTTATTAGTCAATGGAATTACCCTAGAATTGTTGGGGTATTAAAATCTTCTCTGATTGACTTGGAGTTCCTAATCGCTGCATGATGCAGGGAAAGGATAACAAGGCGGAACTTGATTAACAACCACGGGTATTTAGAGGAAAAAAGTCAAGGCCGTGAACGCAGCAAGCGAGAAGACTATACTGTTACTACTATAAATGGTTACGAGTGTCCTAAAATTGAAATGCCAATAGATAAAGACATTTTAACTAAATATAAATGGGAAAGTATAGATGCGGTGCTCTGAACACTATGGAGACATAGTGAGGCCAGCTGAGAAGATTTGGCCCGCCTAGAAATAGGTCATAAAGTAACAGAAAGAACAATACAAGTGCGCTTCCATCTGAATATGGTAACGTATTTAATATTAGGATTTTAACAAGTTCTGAGGCTCCAGTAGCACGTAATGCTGCAATGGACAATCTTGGCAATACCAATGATGTCTATTACAATACTGTGCTCGGTAAGCAGGCTATCACGCATATTAATCAAGATGGTTATTCCATGAACTTGATTTATCGTGATCCTTATTACTCTGGGATGCTTGCACAGAATGCTACGCTGGCGGTTAAGTTCGCACAAGCACAAGCTATTACGCAAGATACAGCCATTAGAAACCTCTTAAGCACACGCTTAAGTTCATTGGGGGTGTAAAATGACTGAATATTCAAGAATGGCAAAAGGTAGATTTACAGCTACAGGAACTTCAAGGATTGTTAATCTTCCTTTTAGACCTGATTTTGTAGAACTTTGGAACTATACAAACATCAAGACAGCGGCTGTTAATTCAGTCACAAGAGCTTGGTGGGATGCTCAACTCATTGATCCTGTAGGTAGTACTAACCCGACAATGATTGAGTTGTATTCAGCAAGTGCCACCTCATCAGTATTTGACACTATTCAATTGAATGGTATCAGTGCTTTTTCGGCTGGTCAACTTCTGCAATATGGCCCTAGCTATAAGCATACTGCTTCAACAGATTTTTCTATTGCAATCAGTGGTGCCGGTGGCCCAACAACAGTTACTACAACAACCAATCACAATCTAGTGAGTGGCGATGTAATAATTTTTGAAGGTCTATTTCAGACAGCAACAACAGGTATGCCACAATTAAATGGTATTCCATTTACTGTAACAGTGACTGGTCTTACAACATTTACTATTCCTTGGGATACTAGCGGTACAAATTATACTGCTTTCAATAGTGCCACTTCCACAGGAAATATAGGATTATGGAAAAAAGTTCTTTATCCATATCTGTATTTCCCTGGAACGACTTTCATCAGTAATATTACTCTCGGTGCTGTCACAACGATTGATACTACCGATGCTCATAATTTTGTTGTAGGTCAAGAAGTTGCATTTAGGATTCCAAATCAATGGGGTACTGTAGAACTTAACTCGCTTCCAAATACTCTTGTTCCTGGGTCACCAGTATATGGGTATGTGATAGCTGTTACCGACTACAACACCGTTATTGTAAATATTGATTCTACTGCAATGACTCCTTTTGTGATGGATCTTCCTGTAACGAATGTTCCAGGTCTTTCATTTCCTCAAATTGTTGCTGTGGGTGATGTAAATACAGGTGGAGAGTTAATTTCTCTAAATTCTGTTTTGTATCCTCCTCCGCATACAATGCCGATTGGAACAACTACGGTAGACACAATCAATGGCCCAGCTATTAGAGGTGCTTATGTAAATAACACATCTCAAGGTTTTGTCATTGGTAATGGTCTAGCTGCGGTAGATGCTACAGCTACAATTATTCAAGAGGGCGATATTGTTGTATGGAGAGCATATCTTCATGACATGGATGTACCTCGATAATGGTTGTATTTAATATTTTGTTATAGCATTTTGGGAGGTGGCGAGTTGTCACCTCCCTTAGAAAGGATTTATGGTCAGTACGGTTATAAGTTATCCAATTCCTCCATATCAGAATCTGCCTATTGAACCGCAGAACTACAAACCTAGACAATTTTTTATTTCAGGAGTAGATCTAGGTGTAGAAACGACAATTACAACAACTGAAGATATGGATTATGAGATAGGTCAGGAAGTTAGATTATTGATACCACCAACATTTGGATGCAGACAACTTAATAATCAGACAGGTTTCGTTGTATCAATACCACTTCCGAATGAAGTTACATTAAATATAGATTCATCACAAAATGTCGATCCTTTTACTAGTTCTACTGCTACTACGCAACCTCAGATTTTAGCTATAGGAGACATAAATAATGGTTCTACTAATAATCAAGGAAGAATTAATAATATTACATATCCACCAGGCGCATTTATAAACATATCACCGCAATAGGTAAAAAATGACTGTTAAGAAACCTAACATGAATTCTGAATCTGAAAAAGAACTTGCAAGAGTTGATGAACAATTTGAAACTTTCTCAAATCAAGTTGAAGAAATGACACTTGATAGGATGAATGCAGCTCCTAAGCAAGATGTAGAACCTCAAACAAAGATTTCGCAACAAGATTTAGCGAAATCTAATGATATTTATCTGAAGCCTCATCGAATCGTTTCTTCTCAAGACAAATTCAATGAAAAATTTCGTAAAGATTATAATTTTGATAAAGAATACGTTCAGTTTACAGCTGAGAATAAAGAAATTATTGGTGAAACGATTGATATATGGACAAGACCATATGGTGGTATGCCAGCAGAATGGTGGAAAGTTCCAGTAAATAAACCTGTTTGGGGCCCAAGATATTTAGCAGAACAGATTAAACGTTGTTATTATCATCGTCTTATAATGCAGCCTAACCAATCTAGTGGCGCTGATAGCATGGGTCAATATTATGGTTCAATGGCTGCAGATACGACTATTCAGCGTTTAGATGCATTGCCCGTATCAACAAGACGTTCTGTATTTATGGGAGCGACAAGCTTTAAATAAGGCATCATCATGTTTTTGCTAAGCGATATCATTACTTACATTCGTAGGATTATAAAAACACCTACGAATGAAGAGATTACAGATGGTCTTTTGATTGATTATATCAATAGATTCTGGATAAATGATGTCGATGCGCGTCTTCAACTTTTTGATCTTAAAAAGAAGTACTCATTTCAAACGACACCTGGTATAGACCGATACAACATGCCACTTTATAGCACGCAGATTGAAGCTATTGGAATTGATCCTGTTGATAATCCTAGTTCAGACAAACAACTAATACAGATGTATCCAGTTTATCAGGGATTCATGGCGCCATGTTATATTAACGGCGTATCTGTACCCTTTCAAACTCAAAAGAATTCTTTTTTTAATATTTATCCTAATGTCGTACAGAATTTTCAAGCAGTTGCTATTGGTAATGGTGGTTCTTTCTATGAGATTCAATTACCAATTCTGCCTGCAACGCCTCCACCTAATCCGCCAATAAACTCATTATTACGAGGACATGTAGATATAGCGGGGATTATGGCGACTGGAAATAATGTAGATCCTCCTATAGGAACAACATTTCAAACGACTATTCCTGTGACTAGTGTTGATCCGGCTGTTTATATAACAACTATTGGACCTAATGGACAAAATGTAATCGTTTCAGATTCAGGCCAATTTCTTTCATCTGATACGAATTACGGACTTTTGATGGTTCCAGGTAAGGCGCCATTTGGAAATACGGCAGCTCCAGGAGGTTATTTAAATTCATTTATAATCACAGGTATAACGCAAGCAACACAAGCTGTTGTTACAGCGGTCAATACTCTTGAAGCAGGTCAAAGAGTACAGATTAGTGGTGTTGTCGGAATGGTGGAACTTAATGGTAATGCTTATACTGTCGTTTCTGCTACCCCAACAACAATTGTCTTAGATGTTGATTCAACATTATTTACACCATATATTGGGGGAGGAACAGTAAGTTCTTTCCAGAATTTTGTAAATTATCAGACTGGGACAATAAATCTCGTCTTTCCTGTTAATATTCCAGCAGGAAATAACATCAATGTACAAGTCTTTTTCTTTCAGAGTGGACTTCCTCGAACTATTCTGTTTTATGACAATACTTTAACGCTTAGGGCTCCTCCAGCAATTCAATATCTCGTTGAACTTGATGCCTATCTCACACCAGCTGCATTCCTCAATACAGGTGATTCTATACCTTATGGATACATGAGTGAATATATAGCTAGAGGTTCAGCTAGAAAAATCCTAAGTGATACTGGAGATGTCGAGCAATTGCAATTCTATGAACCTCTATTTAGAGAGCAAGAATTGCTAGTTTGGAAAAGAAGTCAAAGGCAATGGACAGCAACAAGAACAGAAACAATCTATAGCCAAGGTTTTGCACAGGGGCAGACGGCATTTAACAGTCTTGGGGGTAATAATTAATGCCTAACTTTATTTATACGAAAGATATTCCAGATGCGGCCAATAATCCGTCAAATGATCAAGCGCCTATGGAGGTAAATACAAACTCCATTTTTGATCTTATCCGAGTAGATCACCATGGATTTAATGATAATTTAGGTGGATATCATACAATAATTCATCAAGATGCTCAATTGGCTGATCCTGCTGCTATTCCCGGGCCTCCCCAAATTAATCAATTATATACTAAATCTATTGTTGCAGATGCAACTGGCGCCGTCGCAGATACTCAACTATTTTCAAGAACTGCTTTAGGTGGGATATCACAATTGACAGGTAATCATGCCGCGATTCAAGGATATCAATGGATTGGCGGAGTCCTTCTTCAGTGGGGTTTTGTTACTCCAATTGTATTTGTTTCAACTACAGTAACATTTAAAGATAGAGATGCCGGTACAGGAACGATACCTTTTCCTAATGCTTGTTTTTGTGTGCTAACAACTCCTTTTGCAACTGCCAATGCTGCGCCTCTAGTGATTTCGATTACTTCAGTATCTGCCACACAATTTACATGGGAACCACAACCGTTAGGATTTTCTGCTGCATATACAGGATTTTATTGGATAGCAATAGGTAATTAATGGGCGAAAAAATCATCGTCGGTCCTATTGATAAAGGCTTACGAAACAATCGAGAACCTTTCATTATCGATAACGATTCATTTCCCAAACTGGTAAATGCTTATCAATGGAGAGGGAGAATTAGGCGTAAAAGAGGAACTCAATTTCTTACTCGCTTGCAAAGATTTTTCAATTCAAATTCTACTGCATATTCTTCCACGGTAACATTTAATCTTGTCGCTGGAGCAGGAAACATTCTGACTGGATTTTCTCTTCAAACAAATGGGAATATCATTCCAGGATCTGTCACTATCACAGATACAACCGCAGGGAATGTTTATACAGATCCTGGGCTTGATGGAATACTTGTTGGTGTTCCTGGTGGTTCAGGAACTATTAACTATGCCACCGGAGATATAACGATTGCTGGAGGTGCAGCAGATGCTATATCAGCTATTTTTACTTATTATCCTGATCTTCCTGTCATGGGTCTTGAAGATTTCAAAAGAACCAACAATGCCTTTCCTGGAACAATCGGATTCGATACAAGATACGCTTACAATATATTGACGGTAGAACCCTACACCTCATATGACATAAGTTTTTATAAAAATGAATCTGCCGATCCAATAAATTTGCCTGGATATATCCCTAAAACTGTTTGGACACCCACAATATGGAATGGCCAAGATTACCAACAATTTTGGTCAGTGAATTACCAAGGCGCTTTATGGGTTACAAATGGAATTACTATCCCATTTTCGATAACAAATATTGGGATGCAGTTTAAACCTGTTACTGGCGTGAATATTATTGTTAATGGAGCTATAGGACCTCCTGTAGTTCCTGCTATAGCCGATATAACTATAGTTGGTCATGGATTAGTTCAAGGAGATTTTCTATTTTTTAACGAAATTGGTGGAATAACAGGAATAAATTTTCAAACCGGATATGTTATAAGCGCTGATCCTCAAGCACCAAATATAGTTAGAGTAGAATTTCCAAATGCTGTTTTAGGAGGGGTGTATAGTACGGGCGGAATATCACAATATCTTACCAGTATGGCAAATCCAACCTTAGATTGCATACGATGGTTTGATGGTGATCCGACAAATGGAAATATTGTCACACCTGGGTTCTCAACAGGTCTTGGCTGGGTAAATTTCATGCCCCCATTATCTTTGAACCCCTATTCAATCGCTCAAACACCCCCAGCAATATATTATCTTGTTGGCGCTCGTATGATCACACCTTACAAAGATCGATTGCTTTTTGTAGGCCCAGTTATTCAGTCATCTACAGGAAACCCAATCTATCTTCAAGATACTGTTATCTATAGCCAAAATGGAACCCCATATTATACAGCTTCATTTGTAGGTGATCAGACGACGGTTACTAGAGCAGATATCGTATTCAATCCTATATTGGTTCCAGTAAATCAAACGGCATCAGCAGCAGCGTGGATTGAAGATCAGACAGGCTTTGGCGGATTTATTAGTGCTGGTTTAGATGAACCTGCCACGACACTTTCTTCAAATGAAGATGTTTTGATGATTGGTTTTGACCCTAATATTCAAACGAAGCTTATTTACAGCGGAAGTGATATCGTCCCATTCAATTTTTATTTAATTAACTCTGAATATGGGTCTAGTTCTACATTTTCCTCGGTTAATCTTGATAGAGGCGTTATAACGATAGGTAATCGAGGTATCGTAATCACAGCGCAAGATCAATGTTCTAGGATAGATTTAGAAATTCCGGATCAGGTTTTTCAATTTAATTTATTCAACAATGGTAATGAAAGAGTCACTTCACAACGTGATTTTATCAATGAATGGGTATATTTCTCATATGTAAGCAATGAATTGGCTCCTAAAGGCCCATTGACATACAAATTTCCAAATCAAACATTGTTTTTTAACTATCGAGATAATTCTTGGGCCATTTTTAATGAGACCTATACTCATTACGGTCAGTTTAGAAAGCAAACAGGGTTCACATGGGCTACAGTTGGGCGAGTTTATCCTACATGGTCGGCATGGAATGATCCCTGGGATTCAGGTGAATCTAATTTATTGCAACCAGATGTAATTGCAGGAAATCAACAAGGATTTGTATTTATCCGTGGTGAAGGTACTGGGGAGCAAAAAAGTTTATACATAAGAGATATCGATGGAGCAACAAACACAGTCACATCGCCTGATCACGGACTAAATCTAGGTGACTACATTTTTATTTCCGGCGCTCTTGGAACAATAGCTACAGAAGTTAATGGAAAAATATTTTCTGTCGTTAACCCTACTAGAGACACTTTCGAATTAAATCCAACAATTGGAACAGGAACTTATCTAGGAACTGGTGTAATCACAAGGCTGTATATTCCTCAAATACAAACAAAACAGTTTCCAGTAGCTTGGGGAATGGGACGTAAGACTCGTCTAGGAGTACAACAATATCTTTTGACTAAGACTTCTAATGCTCAAATAACTCTTTTGATATTCTTAAGCCAAAATGCTTCAGATGCATATAACGATGGTGCTATTGTACCTCGTCCTGGTGTACAAAATAGTTCATTAATTTATAGCACTGTACTCTATACATGTCCCGAGAGTACAAATTTAGGTTTGACTCCTGCAAATGTAAATATAATGATGCCCACAGCATCATCACAAGCGCAAGTATGGCATAGAAAGAATACATCATTGATTGGCGATACTGTACAGGTAGGATTTACTCTTTCAGATCCTCAAATGAGATTTTTAACAGAAAATGGTTCATTCCGTGATCAAACAGCAGAGATCGAATTACACTCTTTAATTTTAGATGTAACGCCCTCCCAAATGCTTGTGTGAGGATAAATGGCAATAGTAATTAATCAATCACCCTTCATAAAGTCATCCAGAGAGTTTCCACCGGATGTTAATCAAGTTTCTGTCATTCTTACACGTGCTTACATTGAGATTGCTCAATCTATTAATGATCGCACAATCGGTCTTTTTCCTTCGACAAGACCAGCAATCACAGGTAATTCTTACTATGTAGATAGGAATAGACGCCAACAAAGTTTGCGGCAAGCCTATACATTTATAACGACAGCAAACATTGACCATGGAATTGATATCACTGGAATATTTGATATGGCCGCTATGTATGGTCAATACACAGATGGAACAAATTGGTATGGTATTATTGCAGCAAGTAGTGTTCCAATAGCAGGTCAGATTACCTTTTACTTAACTCCAACTCAGATTGTTTTTAATGTTGGTGCCGGAGCGCCTGCTTTGACTAAAGGAATTATTGTTTTAGAGTGGCTATCTCAGGTATAAGTTAAAAAAAGAGGTTTACCATGAATTCATTACCAAGAGGGGCCTTCTCCTCCCAACAAGCTGCTCAGACAAAAGAAAAAATTCCTTCAGGATATAACAAATATCAAATATCTCAATATGAACCTGAACAAACGGAACTTTTTAAAAATCAATTTGCCCACTTAGATCCAAATAGTTTCCTAAGCAAGCTTGCAATGGGGGATGAGTCTCAATTTGAAGAGATGGAAGCTCCAGCAATGAAGCAATTTAGTGCTTTGCAAGGAAACTTAGGTTCAAGATTCAGTGGTATGGGTATGGGGTCTCAGAAAAGTAGTGGTTTCCAAAATACAATGAATACAGCTTCACAAGATTTTGCTGGTCAACTTCAAGCTAACCGTATGGGATTGCGTAAACAAGCAATTACCGATCTAATGGGATTAAGTAATCAAGTACTTAATCAAAGACCTTATGAAAAAGGTCTACAAGAAAAACCAAAGTCATTCTTGCATGAAGCTGGTGTTGGTTTAGCACAAGGTTTTGGTGAAGGTGCTGGAAAGGCTGCCGGCGCTTGGTTAGGAGGAGGTTAATATGATTCAGGTTTTACCAGCAAAAAGAACATTTGGTTCCGAATTTGGGAGAGCTTTTGGAGGCGGTCTTGGAAAAGGATTTTCAGAAGGTGTTTCCGATAGTTTAAAAGGAAAACAAGAAAAGAAAGAAAAAGAAGAACGAGATAAACAAGAAAAAGCTAGATATGAAGAAGAAAATGAATCTGCTAAACGCTTAGGTATTGATTTATCTGGTATTACTGATCCAAAAATGCGTCAGCAAGTTGTTGCGGAGTCTTTGAAAGGACAAAGAAAAGAGGATGAATTAAAAAAGAGACATGAACTTCTTAAAGGTCTTTTTGGGGAAGATAAGCAACAACTAACTCAAACACAAGAAAAACCTTCCGAATTAAATACAATTGATGAAGAGCCTAAAAAGAAAAAAGGATTTAAATATTCGGATATTACAAAAGAGAAAAGAGCGCAAATTGCACTTACAGATCCTCAGGCATCAAAAGCATTAGAACACATGGCTGATGTTGAGACAAGAGAGGCACGAGAAGAAACTAAGGCAGATGAAAGAAGAAAAGATAAAATTCGAGCCGAAACGCTTCCATTTCGTCAAGATTTAGCACAAAGGGCAGAAGCTGCTGAAAGAGATTTAACAGCCAAAAAAGAATCTTTAGAACTGATTAATTCTGGAAAACTAGATCATCCATTGGTTGCGACTTTTTTAGAATCACTTCCTGGAAAAATGGGTTTATCTTTTTTGTCACCTGAGACTGTTCAATATAAAGCATCACTTGTTCAAGGGTATGGAGCTCTAAAAAATCTTTTCGCAGGAGCTACCAGAGTTAAAGAAATTGAAATTTTAGAGAATAAGATTGCCGATACCTATCTCACAGACGAGCAAAAAATAGCCGTTATCAATTCTATGAGTCGAGCTTCTCAAAATGATATCACAATGGCTGAAGCTGCTCAAGAAGTTGAACAAGAATCAGAAGATTCTGGTAAACCGTTAGGAATATTAGAATTTAGAAAAAAGATACAAGAAAGAGCAAAACAAAAAACGGATGCTCTTTTTAATCGTATGATGGATGAACAGGAAGCAATATTTAAAGATGCAGAAAATATTAAAAAATCTCCTTTAGATTATAATAATCCAGAACATAAAAAAATTATTTCTCAGATAATGCAAGAAGCAAAACTAATCACGAAAGACCCCAAGAAAATTCAAGCAGAAGCAGAAAAAATTGCTAAGAAAAAAGGTTATCACTGGTAATGGCTAATCCCTTTCAACAAGCATTAGAAGAAGATTATATTGAAGATCCTCAAGGAAAGGGTAATCCATTCTCAAGTCCTTTTGGACAAGCTGCCACAGATCCGGTTTTCAAAGAAGGAATGGATGAAGAACAAGAGGGATTTTGGAAATCTTCATTGAGAAGTGCTATGCAACCTATACAAGGATTTCTAGAAACAACTGGCCCAGGTCTTGCCGCTTCTTTTTGGCAACTTTTAGCTGCTGGTGAACTTGATCACGAAGAAATGGATAGATTAAAACAAGTGTATGAGAAAGAAGGTAAAGAATTTCCAGAGCAAGAATTTGAAGAAGCACGTGAAAAAGCCATGAGTATGATTCCAACAGTTAGGAATCTAGCAAGCGCTATAGAAGAAAGAACCGGATTCCCGCTTGAACCTAAAACGCGATTTCAGAAAGGACTTAGATTCGCAACAGAGGCCACTAGACTAGCGCCATCAGGTTCAACGCTTAGACCATTGAATGTCGGACTTCCTAAGCCCGTATTAGGTGCTGGAGTTGAAGCAACAAGAGAAGTCCTCAAAGAGATCGGAGTGCCAGAACCATTCGATGAATTGCTTGCTTTTGGGATTCTGAAAAAACCACCAAAAGATGCGCCGAGATTAGAAATAGGCGCTAAGAAAAAACCTTCAGGATTAACGGAAAGAGGTTTTGAAAATTTAGAAGAATCACGACAAGTTAGCGAAAAGAAATTCGGTAAGATAAATAATGCGATAGAATCTGATTTTAAAAACATAGCTGATGACATCATTAAGAATAGTCCAATAGGCAAGACTCACGCAGAATTAGAATTAAATCCACTATTTAAGACGGAAATTCAAGAACAGTTCGCTAAAGTTCAAGAATTAGCAGATAAAATACCTGAACATATAAACACGATGACAGTGAAAAAAGCTATTGCAGAGCAGGCTAAGAAAAACATATCGACTAATCTTGCCCCTAGCGAATATACGAAAGAATATCATCAATTAATGAAGCAATTTATAGAAGAAACGCCAACAGGAAATGCCGGAGCTGGTGATCTTGTGAGTGCTTTTAGAAATAATAATAAAGATCTTTCCGGTGCTTATGATCCTGTAAAGTCTAAAAACTTTAATAGAGCTAAAAAAGACGCACTTTTGGACTACAACAGAGCTATTGCTAAAGTTATTGAAAAAGAATTTCCCAATACGGAATTTAGTAAGTTATTTCCTGAGACAAATAAGTCATGGTCACAGATTTTAGACGCTGAAAAAATCAATGAATCTATTAATGAAATGTTTAAAGGAAATTTAAATCATAATCAAGTTAGAAAGTTTTTTGATAGTCCTCATAAAAATGCACCTTTCAAGCGAACTCTAGGAGAAAATTATCCAAAGTTTGAACAACTAATGAAAGACTTGTTGACTACAGAAAAGCCCTACAAAATGCTTCAGGTTGCAAAACAGAAAGGATTTACAGATCTTGTCGAGACAGCTAGCCTATTTGTGATAAGTCCTAAACTATCCATGGGTAAAAAAGCTATAGATTACGCGAAAAATGGTACTAGATTTATCTTAAATACTGTTTTAGACAAACCCAAATTAACAATCAAATGGCATGAAGGCATTAAGAATCTTAAAAAAGGTGATTTTAAGACAGCTGAAAAGGATTTTTCTTTCTTAAAATCACAAGTGGAAGAAGCTGAGAAAGAGGCAATACGACCCAGTGAAGTTTTTAATGAGAAGGAATTCAAAGAGGCTGTAAAAGAAAACGAAAAAAAAGTTAAAAAAACATTCTTCGAAGAACCGGAAACTCTAGAAGTAAAAGGCGAGAAAATTAAACCTGAACCTTCAACACTAGAAAAAACTCAATCCCGTATCGAAGAATTGAAAGAAAGGCAACCTCCTACTGAAAGCAAGAGAAGCGAACCTGAAAGAAAGAGGCTGGAGCATAAACCTATTGAGAAACAGAAGATAGCCAAAGCCGAAAAGAAAACTAAGATTGACAAAGAATCAAAGTCAACCAAAGTTAAAGAAGCTAAAGAAAAAAAGAAAGCAGAGATTAAAGCCAAAATCGATACTACCAAAAAAATCGAAGAGAAGATTGAACATGCAGCAGAAAGGCCCGATATTACCAAAAAAGGGTTACAAACTCAGAAGGCGTTTATATTGGATCGACTCGAAGACGCGATCAAAAACCCTTCAGCATTTGGGGAAAAGATTGATATAGATGTACCTGGTGACGGAAAGTTTAAGATTCATAATGACAAGAAGGCATTAGAACAATTTAGAGATACAATACAAAAGAAATGGCCTGAAAAAGCACTGCCAACTAAGGAAGAAACTTATAAAAGAAAACCTATCTCGAAGGGAAAATCTAAAGAAGAATATGAAAAAATGGCTCAACCGATTTGGAAAAAGTACAATAAAGTAAAAGAGAAAATAGAAATCTATGAAAAAAAATTAAATATAAATAATATGGGAAAGCAAAATAAATTAAACTATGACCTATTAATCAAAGAAAAAGAAGATCTTGCGGGCATGCTGGACGATCTAAAGGTTTTATTTATGCAGGATTAATCACAAAAAATACCAATTCCCACAAGCCCCCAAAACATAACATTCCCTATCACAAATAAGCTTACAACAATAGCGGCGATACTCATTTTTTACCTTCTTTAATTAAATCAATAAACATTTGATATAATTGATCAATTCTGGAATTTGATGCGTCTATTCTAGATGTCTGCAAATCTATATCGGTTTTAACTTCTCGATGGATATAATAAGCAGATCCAATGACAGATGCGATGATTGCTAAAGTTTGAAGTAAAATTTCCATTATTTTTTTCCTTCGATAATTTTATTAACACGGTCCTCTAAATCACAAAAAGCTATTCGATTTATCTCTATCCTAGCAATTCGATAGGTTGCCTTTTTTCCTATTCCAATCCTGAATGCATTTAGTTTTCCATTCTTGATCGATCGTATCACCGTGTTGTAATGCACACCTATCAAAACTGCAAATTCCTTTACGGAATAAAATTCCTTCATAGGCTCATCGATCATACTATATTTCTCGTTTATTGTCAATCTTGATACATCCTAGTTAATACACTGTTATAACATATTGATTAATTTGAAAAGATAAAACATTGTGAGGTTTCATAAATTTATTACGAGGTGGGTTATGCCTGTTGCATATGGAATTGGTGGTATGTTCAATGTTCCTCCTGGAGCTTCATTTATCAATGGCCCTCCTCCAGCGAGCTTTAAAGGACAGCTTGGACAAACAGTATTTGATAGGACTACTTCGCCACCAACAGAATATGTTTACAATGGTGTTTCTTGGTCTATCGCCGGAGCAAATCCAGCTACTACAACAACATATGGGACTGTTGAGCTTGCAACATTGGCAGAATTACAAACAGGCACCGCGCCCGCTGGGGCTGTAGTTCCACTCGCTAATGATGTTGCAACAGTAATTGCAGGAATTGTAGTAGGTGCCGTCCCAGCAGCTACAGAAACACAAGCTGGAATTGCGGAAATTGCAACTCAAATCGAAACAGATGCTGGAGCGTTAGACGATAAGATTATAACACCTCTTAAACTTGCAAATTTTGTAGGAAGTGGTGGATTTCCTGGCTCATTTACCGATTTAACTGCTACAGGAGCAGTTTCATTTACTGGAGCAACAGGCGCATTAACAATGACCTCAACAACAGCCTCAAGTCTTGGTGTAACAGGTGCTGGAGTTGATTTAACATTATCAAGCAATGCGGGGCGAGTAGTTGTTAACGGTGAAGAAGCAGCTGCCGATGCAGTTAGAATTCTATCAGCAGCAGGAGGTCTTGATGTTGATGTAGCCCTTCAAATGAGTATGGTATCAAGTCAAAATGCTGCCGATGCAATTGTAATTAATGCTTCTGCTGGTGGTATTGATATTACAGCCGCTGGAGCAGCTGGCGAAGACATCGATATTGTAAATACGGCTGGATCGATAAATATTATAGCTGGTGAAAGTGGTGTTGATTCTATTGTTATTACATCTTCAATTGGTGGAATTCAGCTTAATGCAGCAGGTGCAGCAGCTGGTGAAGACATTGCATTAACGGCGACAGGATCTTCAATCAGGTTGGTCTCCACAGAAAACGTAACTGATTCAATCGTATTATCTTCAACAAATGGTGGCATACAAATCTTAACTCCAGGAGCAGCACCAGGTGAAGATATTGTCCTTACGGCAACTGGTTCATCTGTAAGAATAACAGCGACAGAAAATGCTACAGATTCAATTAATATTGAATCTACAGTCGGTGGTATAAATATATTGGCAAGTGGTGCATCAGCTAGTGAAGATATCAACATTTCAGCCTCAGGTTCTAGCGTAAATATTTCCTCAACAGAAGACGCTGCTCTAGCAATTACATTAAATGCAAATGGTGGAACATCTGAAACTATTCGTATCAGGTCACAACAAGGTACTGGAGCGGCCTCATTAGATATTTCATCTACAGCAGGTGGAATTACTCTCGCAGGCGGATTAGGTACAGCTGATGCTGTGAATATTACAGCTTCAACAGCTGGCGGTGGTATTGATATCGATGCCTCTACGGGAGGCATAATAGCTGATACTACAGGTGCAATTTCTCTAGATTCAGCAGCCGCTTCTAATTTTACAGTTACGGGAGCTTTTTCATTAGACATTGGATCGACACTTGGTAAAGTTACTCTTTCATCAGGTCAAAGTGCGGCTGATTCAGTTGTTATCACTTCTTTAATTGGCGGTATCGATATTTTGGCAGTTGGTGCAGCAGCTGGTGAGGATATAGACATTATAGCTACGGGATCAAGCGTCAATATTCAAGCTACCGAATCAGATGTAAATGCTATCACTATTAATGCTTCTGGCGTTGCTGGAGGAATCAATGTAGACGCTGGTACTGGTGGAGTGATTGTAGATACTACAGGCGCTATTTCGCTCGACTCTGCGGCTGCCTCAAACTTTACCGTCACAGGTGCTTTTGATCTGTCTCTAATATCTTCACTAGGTTCTGTTAATATCACTGCTGGCGAAGATGCAGCGGATGCGATTGTTTTAAGTGCGGGTGCAGGAGGTATTGATATTCTTGCAACAGGCGCGGCAGGTCAAGACATTGACATTGTAAATACAGGCGGATCAGTAAATATTTCAGCTACAGAAAGCGCGGCGGATTCGATTACGATTGTTTCTACTGCTGGAGGTATCGATATTCTAGCTTCAGGCGCAGCAGCTGGTGAGGATATAGACATAATAGCCACAGGGTCAAGCATCAATATTACAGCGACTGAAAACGTAACAGATGCCATCGTTATCAATGCTTCTGGTGCAGCCTCAGCTGTTCAAATAGATGCAGGGACTGGATCTTTTAGAATCGGCACGGGTTTAGTTGTTCCAATTACAACGAAAGCCAATGCGGACACTCCCTATACTGTTTTGGGGACCGACTATGTAATAAATTGCGATACAAGCGCAGGAGTTTTGCAAGTTACTCTACCAGCAGCAAATGCCTTGGCAGGTCGTACATTTGTAATTCGCGATGGAGTGGGTTCAGCAGCTGTGAATAATATTACTATCAATGGT